ACTTTCCTTCTGATGATTTGATTGATGTAAACGCTGAAGATATTTCTGATAAATCAAACCCCTTGCCAAAAGACAATTCTTAATTGTTTCAATCTTTAATTGTTTAATATTAATCCCAACCTTGCGATTTTCTATATTTTTTTCTGTAGTCATTTTTTTTCTTTTCATCTTTTATCCATTGGTAGCCAAACATTATTACAGCTACCAATATAATTAATATTAATTGCTTTTCGCTACTCATTTTTTACCTTTCATTATTGCTTCAAATATTTCAGTTGCCATATCTACTTTACCAAGTAAATAATGATCGTGAGAATCTTCACATAAAGCAATATTATCTATATCTGTATTATCTAAATGCTCTTGACATATATCTTTTATTATTTGTATTTGCTTCTCGCTACTCATTTTCCCTCTCCCTTTTTCATTGCTATTTCGTCTCTCCATACTTGGATCATTTCTTTTTCTTTTTTAGCAGCCATAAAATCTTTTACATGGTTTGGTAAGATACTATCATCATTGCTGCTTATTTGTTTGTATGGGTTTAGATCGTCAAATGTAGTGTTTAAATCTACCTTGTTTCCAAACACAGACCTGAAAGCATCTAGTATGTTGTTATATGTTTTTTTCATTTGTCATCTCCAAATATAACCCAAGTCCAAAAGCCAAAGATCATAAGTATTACGATTGTTTCAAGTATAATCATTACACCCCCTTATTGTTTGGTAATTGTAACATAAATTTTATAGTAAATAAAATCATCATGCTCATACCTATCCAAAAATTAAAATGAATTGCTATGATTAATCCTAGTAGTATAAGCATAAAGCATAATGCAAAGTATATTGCGTTTAGTATCATTGTTTCCCCTTTGTTTGTTGTTTATTTACAATTCTGAACAATACCCATTTTAAAGATATTAATCATCTGTTGTTGTGTTACTGGTTGATTTCTAAACTTTATCTCATCTTTAATCATTTTCTGACTAGCTTCATCTTGAAAATTTTTTAAAGACAACATTTTATAAAGGTTAGTTGTACTTACATCTTGTATATTATTATATTTTTTACTCATTGTTTCCCCTTTGTTTGTTTTTATATTTATATTAGTTATATTAACCATATTGTCAATATAATTAATATGCTTGTATTATTAACTTCTTACTATTTGGTACTTCGATTACTGTCGTTTTATCTCTTAAATCGTCAATACTTTCTATACCTTCATAGTTTTCTTGTACTTCTTTTAGATTGTCGTATTCGTTATACTCACATCTAAAAGCTATTGGATCGTAATTAATTGGTATTCCACAATCATTTTCAAGATCGTTTAAATACTCAAATAATACCTCGCTACCTTCATATGAAAAATTACTTCTCATATCAGTTTGGAACGTGTTTAAACTTACTTCTGCTTTCATTGTTTCCCCTTTGTTGTTTTGTTTGTCATTAAAAAGACACTACCATAATGGTTATTGTAGTCAACCCATTAAATTAATTAATTTGATTTATTAACAGGTGTGATATATTTGCAACAGTATGAGATATACCTATTTAATTAAAGATCAATCAGGCAAACAAGAAGAGTTCCAGCTATGAGCTATCGTAAGTTATTAAAGAAACTATCTAGCAAGTATAAAGAACAGATTGTACAAATCAATTACACAAATAAAAAGGATCATCACTTGATTAAGATTGTGAAGATCAAAGATGTTGATTGATTGTTGTTGAATGTTCCTATTCTAATACATCAACGACAGCATCAGCTCTCGTGTATATGATCGGAGCTTGTTTATTTTAATTATATTACACTTGCGGTAAAGTGATAATTGTTTGTTATCGAACCTTATAGTTTAGGACAGTTGTTTTTTTTAAAAATGGTAGGTAGGGTACCCCCTAAAATGCGGTCGCCAACATATACGATATATAACATGGGACTCGAGGACACCTTTACAGACACAGCCTTAGCCACCCCCACAGATTAACCCACACCTTTTACTTGCCAGACCTTTGTAGTTTAAAATATTTTATAATTACTATATGTAGTATTATATGTGGGAATACATATACGATGATTTAACTTCTATAGTACTAATTGATGAAAAGAGTAATACAGTTACTATTAAGGTATATGGTTTAGATAACAAAGAAACAGCTGAGACCTTTGCACATTATGCTATGAGTTTATTACAGTTTGATTATAAAACTACTGGCTATAGTATGCCTAGCACAATGATACACTAAATATGGATATTAAAATACCTTATACCCCCAGAAGACACCAAGCCTTTTTACATAAAGAAATATCTAAACATAGATGGTCGGTATTAGTTTGTCATCGTAGGTTCGGCAAAACAGTATGTATGATTAATCATCTAATACGATCTGCCTTATTGTCGAAACAAAAAAACCCAAGATATGCCTACATCTCGCCAACATTTAAACAAAGTAAATCAATCGCTTGGGATTACATGAAACAGTTTACCGCAAAGATACCTTACACTAAATTTAATGAAACAGAGTTAAGGGTAGACCTCCCCAATGGTGCAAGGATAACCTTACTCGGATCAGAAAACTCTGATGGGTTAAGGGGAATCTACCTTGATGGATGTGTAATAGATGAGTACGCCAATGTCCATAGTAAGTTGTTTCCAGAAATTATAAGACCAGCATTATCAGATAGAAAAGGTTACTGCGTATTTATAGGTACACCACAAGGTATGAACAATAACTTTTATGAATTGTATCAACACGCACAAGGAGCAGAGGATTGGTTTAACTATAAAGCTAAAGCAAGTGAAACTGAAATTGTAGACCCTGAGGAGTTGGTCAAGGCAAAAGAAGTGATGGGTGAAAAGAAATACCTACAAGAGTTTGAATGTGATTGGATAGCAAACATCGAAGGATCAATTTACAATGACACGTTAGTTAAGATGGAAGATAACAAACAATTAACAAGAGTACCCTACGATCCAGCTTTGCCTGTAAACACAGCTTGGGATTTAGGAGTATCAGATCATAGTAGTATTATATTTTTTCAACAAATAGGAAGATCAATTAACATTATAGACTACCATGAAGAAAGAGGTCAGGGATTACCTTATTATATTCAGATGATAAAGGAAAAGGATTATGTTTATAAGGATCACTTTGCACCCCACGATATAGAAGTTACAGAATTTGGTAATGGTAAAACTAGAAGAGAGGTTGCCTATCAATTAGGCATTAGGTTTAAAGTCGTACCAAAAATTCCATTAGAGGATGGCATACACGCAACTACCATGACACTACCTAGATGTTGGATTGATACAGACCATTGCAAAAAGTTAATAGATGCGTTAAGACATTACCATCGGAAGTATATTGATAAAAATCGTATGTTCCGAAGTAAGCCTGTTCATGACTGGTCTTCTCATGCGTGTGATGCTATGAGATACCTAGCGACAGGATTACAAGAAATAAATACTAGACAAGCTGCACCACAAAGTGTAGCTGATAATGAATACAGGATATTATAATATGGGATCAATATTTTCACCAAAAATGCCAGCGTTGCCACCAGTTCAACCTTTGCCAGCCGCACCTTCTACAGAAGTGTCTGCCGAGGAAAAACAAAGAATTGCAAGTGAACAAGCAGCGATAGAAAGAAAAAGAAAAGGTAGAAAGTCAACTATCTTAACTTCGCCTTTAGGTATTGAAGAAGAAGCTGAAACAGAAAAGAAAACTTTACTAGGATCATAATATGGGAGGAAGTCCAGCAAGAGCAATTACAAGAGTTATTAAACCATCTCGACCTGCACCTGCACCAGTTATGGCATCACCTACAACAGCAGAAGTTTCTCAATCAACTGCAACTAGCATGGATGGATATGATTCAAGAAAAACAAAAGCTAAAGGAAGATCAATGACAATTATGACAGGACCTGGTGGAGTAGAAGATCAAACATTAACATTAGGTAGAAAGAGTTTACTAGGACAATAATGGCATCAACAGAATTAACAAAAAAATTATTATCTCGTTTCGATAGACTAGCAGGTCAAAGACAAAACTGGGAAACACATTGGCAAGAAGTAGCAGATTATATGCTACCAAGAAAAGCAGATGTTACTAAAAGAAGAAGTCGTGGCGATAAAAGAATGGAACTTATATTTGACAGTTCCCCTTTACAAGCATTAGAATTATTAGCAGCATCATTACATGGTATGATGACTAATCCTTCTACACCTTGGTTTACTTTAAAGTTTAAAAACCAACAAGTCGACAATGAAGATGAAGCTAAAATTTGGTTAGAATCTGCAACAGATTCAATGTACACAGCATTTAACAGGTCAAACTTTCAACAAGAAATTTTTGAATTGTATCACGATCTTATTACCTTTGGTACAGCAGCAATGTTTATTGAAGAAGATGAGGAAGATTTAATTAAATTTTCTACAAGACATATTGATGAAGTTTACATTGCAGAAAATGACAAAGGTAGAATTGATACTATTTATAGAAGGTTTAAATTATCAGCAAGAGCTATCGTTCAGAAGTTTGGCGATAAAGTATCTCAAGATATTTTAACTATGGAAAAGAAAGACCCTTACCAAGAAATAGAAATTATACACGCAGTTTATCCAAGATCAGATTTTAATCCTAATAAAAAAGATAAAAAGAATATGCCATTTGAATCGGTGTATATGGAATACAAAAATAAAAATGAATTATCTGTATCTGGATTTAAAGAGTTTCCTTTTGTAGTACCAAGATATTTAAAAGCTTCACATGAAATCTATGGCAGATCACCTGCTATGACTGCACTACCAGATGTTAAGATGCTAAATGAAATGTCTAAGACAACTATTAAAGCTGCACAGAAACAAGTAGACCCACCTTTATTAGTTCCTGATGATGGTTTCTTATTACCAGTTAGAACTGTACCAGGTGGATTAAATTTTTATAGATCAGGTACAAGAGATAGAATTGAACCTTTAAACATTGGAGCAAACAATCCATTAGGTTTAAACATGGAAGAGCAAAGAAGAGATGCTATTAGAGCTGTGTTCTATGTTAACCAACTTATGATGCAAGATGGTCCGCAAATGACAGCAACAGAAGTTATCCAGAGAAACGAAGAGAAGATGAGATTGTTAGGACCTGTATTAGGTAGATTACAATCAGAATTATTAAAACCATTAATTGATAGAGTGTTCAACATTCTATTAAGAAACAATCAATTACCTCAAGCACCTGAATTTTTATCAGGTCAAGATATAGAAATTGAATATGTTTCACCTTTAGCTAAAGCACAGAAATCCACAGAACTTCAATCGATCATGAGAGCTATTGAAATACTTGGTAGCTTAGCTAATGTAGCTCCTGTATTTGATTATATTAATTTTGATAATCTAGTTAAACACTTAGCAGAAATAGTTGGTGTTCCACAAAAATTATTAAAATCACAAAGTCAAGTAACAGCGGAAAGACAACAAGCACAACAACAACAACAGGAGCAAATGCAGATGCAACAAGTACAACAGATGGCGAAAGCTGGAGGAGATATAGCTCCACTTGCTAAAGCGTTACCTGAAGAAGCAAAAGCTGTTGCAAATGCTGATATAGAATAATGGGTCAATCAAAAGACAAAGAACAAAACTTACAAAAATACATTGAGGAAATAAAAAGTAATTATAAATATATTTTTACTACAGACGAAGGAAAACAAGTTATGTCTGATTTAGAAAAAAGATGTCATCATCATACTACAACCAATGTAAAGGGAGATAGTCATGAGAGTGCATACATGGAAGGTCAGCGTAGCATCCTTCTATTTATAAAAGCAATGCTACAAAATGAAAACGAAAAGGATAAATAAATATGTCATCAGAACAGATAACGGAGCAACCAGCTTCGCCTGTAGAAACGACACCAACACCTACAGAAACAAAACCAGTTGAAGCAACAATCGCATCAACTACAATACAACAACCAACAGTAAATAAAACTTGGAAGGAAGCAATTTCTGAAGAGTTTAGAAACGATCCAAACATAGATAAGTTTACAGAGATAGATGCACTTGCAAAGTCATATATCAATGCTACTAAAATGATTGGTCAAGATAAAGTTGCTGTACCAAATAAAAACTCAACTGAAGACCAATGGAATGAAGTGTATGATAAATTAGGTAGACCAGAATCTGCCGATAAATATTCACTTAATGTTAAGTCTGACATTGTTCCTATGGAAGAAACTTCAATTAAACAGTTTGCTGAAAATGCACACAAGCTAGGTTTAAATCAAAAACAAGCTGAAGGTATTTTAGATTTTTATAAAACTAATATGGAAGGTATGGCTCAACAATCTAAAGTTGATACTGAAACTGCTCAAGCTCAGTCTGCACAAGAGTTAAGACAAGAGTGGGGAAGAGAGTTTGATACTAATATAAAAAAAGCTGGAGCATTAGCTAAAGCTAATATGAATGCAGAAGTATTAGATATGGAACTTAAAAATGGTATGAGACTAGGAGATCATCCTGAAATTATTAAAGGCTTTGCTAAGATAGCTGGAATGATGTCTGAAGATAATATGGTTACTACAGAAAGCGAACAAGTTAGTTCTAATAAAGATATTGAATCAGAAATATCTAGTATTATGAATAACAGAGAAGGACCATATTGGAACAAACAACATCCAGATCATGATAAAACAGTACAACAAGTTTACACATTAAGAGAAATGTTAAACGCAGAATAATTTTTAACCCCTTGTATTTTTTTATAAATTAATGTAAGGGGTTATTAGTAGGATAATTCGCAAGAACCTTACTGACAACCAGGAATAGACTGTGGTCTAACAGACCTTAAATGCAAGAGACGCCTATCAATACTGATGGAGAACTTTTCTGATTATATAAAGTTAACAATAATAATGGAGAGACAAATATGTCATCACAAATAACTA